GGTCGGGCCTTGAACCGGGCGAACGTCCTGACGGAGTTCGGAAGCCTGCCGGTCGGTGAGGCTCAGATCGCTGGCGCGGCGATGCTGGAGCCTGCAGTCGAAGCGTCTGCTCAAGCTGCCGAGGAGATCGTCAGCAGCTGGCTGAAGATGAGCGGCTACGACAGCGGGACCATCAAGGCGATCATTGCCGCGCTGGTCTCAAGCGGCGGGCTGATGGCGGCTGTATCCGAAATCGAAGACATGGAAGCGGACGTGTGACCCGCTACACCATCCGCGCCACCATCCAAGATACGGTCCCGCTGCTCTATACGCAGGAGCAGGCCGACGCGATCATCGCGAGCTACCCCGAGCACGAGCGCGCCGCACGCGCGCAGGGCATTCCGCAGCTCGGCTCTGGCCGCGTGTTCCCCGTCGATCTCGCCGAGATCAAGTGCAGCCCCTTCACCATCCCCGAGGACTGGCCGCAGAGCGTCGGCGTGGACTTCGGCTGGGATCACCCGTTCGCCGCCGCCCGCATGGCGTGGGACCGCGACAACGACACGATCTACATCGTCAACGAGTACCGCAAGCGCGAGCAGACGCCTGTCATCCACGCCGCGGCCATCAAGGCGTGGGGGCCGTGGATACCGGTCGCGTGGCCGCACGACGGGTTACAACACGATAAAGGTTCTGGTGAGCAGCTGGCTGCCCAGTTCAGGGCGCAGGGTCTGCAGATGATGCAGGAGCGGGCGACATTCGAGGACGGCAGCAACGGCGTCGAGGCTGGCGTGATGGAGATGCTCGACCGCATGCGTACTGGGCGGTGGCGCGTGTTTGCCTCATGCGAGGCGTATCTGGACGAGTGCCTGTACTATCACCGGAAGGATGGATTGATCGTGAAGGAGCGTGACGACCTCATCTCGGCGAGCCGGTACGCGCTGATGATGAAGCGCATGGCCATCACCAAGCCCCGCCTCCGCAGTCCGATGCGCGACAAACGTAACCAGTGGGCGATGTGACATGGGAATGCCTCCGAACCAGATGGACCCGGAGCTGATGCGCCGGATGCAGGCGGCGCGCATGCAGGGCGTCCAGCCCGGCGGAATGCAGCCGCAGCCCATGCAACCCCCGCAGATGCCTCCCGGTGGCCCCCAGATGCCCCAGCAGCAGCCTCCGATGCCTCCGATGGGGCAACCCCCCCAGATGATGCAACCGCCTCCACAGGGGCTCCCAGCGCCTCCGCAGGCGCCGCAGCCCGAGCCGTCGCCGGACATCGAAATACCCGACCCGCCGCGGTGGGATTGGCTCGACGACCACGAGATGCTGCTGAACAAGTTCAGCGAGTGGGACAAGGAGCTGGACGCGCACTGGAGCGAGTGGCGCGAGGACGCCGTCACGGCCTACGAGGTGACCGCCGGTCGCCAGTGGGACAAGGGCGCCGAGGAGGCGAGCGCGCTGCTCGGCCTGACCACGGTGTCGATCAACAAGATCGACTCGACCGTGTCCGCGATCTGCGGCTCCGAGATGACCAACCGCCAGACCGTGCGCTACTACCCGCGCGAGACGGCTGTGCGTGGGCCGGACGGCGCGCTGCAGGACGTAGCGGTCAACGAGCTGCTGACTGCCGCCGCCGAGTGGGTGCGCGACGAGTGCGAGGCGCAGGACGAGGAGAGCGAGGCTTTCCGCGACTGCGTGATCTGCGGCCTCGGCGTCATCGAGAGCCGGATGGACTACGACAACGACATCCAAGGCCGCGCCGTGGTCGAGCGTGTCGATCCGATGGAGATTGCCATCGACGCGACCGCGCGCAGGCCCAACGCCGTCGATGCGGGCTACCTGCGTCGCAAGCGTGCATTCTCCAAGGACGAAGCCAAGCGCCGCTTTGGCACGGATGGCGACAGCGACGCCTCTCCGACATCGTCGGGCAGGGTCCACGACAACCACCCGAACTCGGCCTATCAGGGCCGCGGCGCCGACCAGTTCATGGGCCGCAACGATGTCTGGGTGACCGAGTTCCAGTGGCGCGAGCTGGAGACCGTCTATCTGGTTCCGAACCAGAATATGGGACGCGTCGAGGTGCTGGAGGAGGTAGAGTTCCAGCGTCTCGCGGAGCAGGCCCCCGAGCTGTACGATCTGGCGACCAAGGCGACGGTGGCGCGCTTCTATCGTGCGGTGCGTGCTGGCAACAAGATCGTCATGTCCGGCCCGCTCGACTGCGGTGAGTTCACGTACAAGTTCCTGACCGGCAAGCTGGATCGCAACAGGGGCGTCTGGTACGGCGTCGTGCGCGCGATGGTCGATCCGCAGCGCCTGCTCAACAAGCAGATCAGCCAGATACAGCGGATCGTGGACACCAACGCCAAGGGCGGACTGCTCGCCGAGGTGGACGCATTCGAAGACCCGGTGCAGGCCGAGGAAGACTGGGCGGCATCCGACACCATCGTGTGGACTAAGGCAGGCGCAGTCTCGGGCAACAAGGTCGTCCCCAAGCCAATGTCGCAGCTCTCGGCGGGCTTCGACCGGCTGCTCGCCATCGCCAACGAGGCCGTGCCGGGCGTGTCAGGCGTCAACAACGAGATGCTTGGCATCATCGACCGCGAGCAGGCGGGCGTCGTCGATGTGACGCGCAAGGAAGCTGCCTACGGCGTCCTGAAGGCGTTCTTCTCCTCGCTCGGTCGCTATCGTCGGATGCACGGTCGCCACCTGCTCAAGATGATCCAGAAGTACATGAGCGACGGCAGGCTCGTGCGGATCAGCGGTCGCACTGGCGCGGTCAAGTACCTCCCGCTCGTGCGTGAGGTGACGACTGGCCGCTACGACGTGGTGGTTGACGAGGCTCCGACCGGGCCGAACCAGAAGGAGCGGGTGTTCCAGTTCCTCGGCCAGATGATGCCGATGCTGCGGTCGATGAACCTGCCGCCGAGCATCCTGCTCAAGTTCATGGAGTACGCGCCGATCCCGACCAGTTTGGTCGCGGAGATACAGCAGATCGCCAAGGAAGAGGCCCAGAAGGCGGCGCAGCAGCCAAACCCGATGATGGTGAAGGCGCAGGCCGAGACGCAGGAGGCGCAGACACGCGCACAGCAGGCGCAGGCACAGCTGCAGAAGATACAGATGGACGGGCAGGCTGCTCAACTGAAGGCGCAGGCCGACCAGCAGCGTCTCCAGATCGACCTGCAGAAGGCGCAGCTCGACTACCAGAAGCTGCAGATCGAGAACCAGTGGGCAAAACTCGAGATGGAGAAGGTCCAGACGCAGCAGATCGCCGACCAGCACGAGGCCGAGCTGCGCGCACGCGAGACGGCGATGCGCGAGCGTAATGACACCGCCAAGATCGAGGCCGACCAGCGCGCCATGGAAGCCGAGATGAAGCTGAAGCTGGCGAACCTTGAGAACGACCGCATGAAGGCCGAGACCGAGATGCAGATCAAGCTGTCGCAGCTCGACAACGACCGCATGTCCCTCCGCATGAAGGCGATCCAGATGCGGATTGACGCGAAGAAGCTGGGCGACGGCACGCTTCTGGAGCGCGCGGCCCTCGGCCTTGAGGCAAAGCGCCAGCAGGACGAGGCGTCGATTGCGATCAGGCAGATCGAGGGCGCATCCAGTTCGAAGTCGGGCTCTGAAAAGTGATTGATCTGGTTGGCGACATCGAGGGCGATCTCGCGCAGCTCCTGACGGAGCTGGACGCGCACGGCGACGACATCGACAGCGATGTCCAGCGCATTCTGGACGAGATCGGGGTGATCGACGAAATCCGAACCAACGTCTCGAAAGACAAGCGCACGCACGTCGGCATGCGCGAGCACCGCAAGACCGTTCAGGACGCCATCGAGGCGCGCGAGGCGGAGATGATTGCAGCAATCGACCGGGCGGTAGACGCGATGACGCAGTCGATCACGCAGGCGATGGCGACGCCGCGTGTGATTGTGCGCGACCCGGAAACAAACAGGATCGAGGGGTCGGTCACGGCGGAGCCGGTTGACATCAGGCCCGGCGCTAACCCGGAGCAGCTGGCAAATGCGTCGCCTGCGGTGCGGGAGCTGTACGCCAGCATGCTGCGTTTGGGGCAGGTCGTCGCCGAAGTTATCGGTCGCCCAAAGCAGATTGGTCGCGACCAAGACGGTCGTCCATTCCTGATCAAATAGGAGCTAACAAGTGGCCATCAACCTATCCGTAGCAGTCCGCAACGCCCGCCTCGACGCAATAGAAACCGCAATCGGCACAAGCGCAGTGCTGAAGATAAGGACAGGCGCGAAGCCGTCCCTCATCACGGACGCGGACAGCGGAACAGTGCTCGCGACCGCCAACCTGCCGTCCAACTGGCTGGCGGACGCATCCGGCGGCCAGAAGGCGCTGGCTGGCTCGTGGACCGATGGCTCTGCGGACAACACGGGCACGGCGGCGCACTTCCGCATCTACGCTACAGACGGCACGACGCAGCATATCCAAGGCACGGTGACGGCGACCGGAGGTGGAGGCGACATGACCGTGGACAATACCAGTTTCGCGGCGACGCAGGTCTTCACGGTCACCAGCTTCACGCTGACTGACGGGAACGCCTGATGGCGACGCAGGGCTCGACGACCATCAACTTCGGGACATTCCCCGGCAACACCAACGTATCTCTCGCTATCACCGGGCAGACAAGCATTGCGTCGGGCGCGGAGGTGGATGCGTGGCTATCGCCAGCGGCGACTGCTGACCACTCAATCGACGAACATGTCGTTGACGGTCCGACCATCATGGCTGGAAACGTCGTCGCTGGCACTGGATTTACAATCTACGGCGCCGCGAGAGACCTCGGCGGCAAGGCTTACGGCCTGTGGACCGTGAGCTGGGTATGGAACAACTAGGAGCAGATCATGGCCATTGAAATTCTAGGCGGCACGTCTGGCGTCAAAGCTGACGTTGACGCCAACAACCGCGTCAAGGTCGCCTTTGATACCGGCGCAAACCCGGCGCAGGTCGGCGCTGTGCGCATGTTCTCGGAGAACGACGCGGGCTCGGTAACCGGAACGCCGTCTCTCGCATCGCCTGAGACGGACGACGATTTCAAGCTGCGGATTGCAAACGAAGCCATCTTCGACATCGAGACGTTCAACTACACGGCTCAAAACACGGGCAAGTTCGCTTATCGAAACACGACGATGGCCTGACCACGAACAGCGGCAACATCACGACCACCACGACGGGTGTCGAGTTCAACACCTATGCCGAATTCCCGCTCATTGGCTCGTCCAATCTCTACGGCGAGTTTGCGGGCAGCTTTAGCGCACAACCAACAACGAACACGATTGTGGATTTCGGCTTTGCGCGCCTTGCAACATCCAACCCATATGCCCCGACTGACGGTATCTATTTCCGTCTGACCAGCGCTGGTCTGTCCGGCATCATCAACTCAAACGGCACGGAAACGTCGTCTGGCGTCTTTGACTTCACCTACACGAACAACCAGAAATATCAGTTCATCATCTCGATCCACGAGCACGCTGTTAAGTTCTGGATTGATGACGTGCTCTATGCGGAGGTCGAGACGCCGGTAGGCCAAGGCCAGCCGTGCATGAGTTCGTCGCTCCCGGTGGCTCTGCGTCACGTCATTACGGGCGGCGCGGCTGGTTCGGCCCTGTCGTTTGTTCTCAACGATTACACCGTCTCC